CTCATTTTCTGCCCACCTTAAAAATTTGATCCTGTCATCGGGTGCCATGCGCCTAAATGCGGCAGCGGCAAGGCGCTTCGTTTGCTTGTGCGCCACGATGCTGTTTTCCAAGGCGTCGAGCGATGCAACGGCATATGCTTCCAGCTCGTGCGGCGCTGCGATAGAAGCCCAGAACAAAGCGTCTTGCCTGACCTGCTCGGAAAACAACGGCACGTCAGGCACGCCTGCACTGTGCTGCTCCAGAAACGCCGATACCGTGCCGATGCACAACTCCGCGTCATGGCGGTATATGTCGCATAGGCCGTAGTAGGTCTGTTGGGCGATGTCAGTCATGGCGCTGTGCCGGGGCCAAATAATCTGACAGCGCCTTGATTGTGCGATGTGACGGGTTGACCGCCTGCCCGCTTTTGATCGCTGCAATGGTGTTTCGGTCAACCCCCGTCTGCGTAGAGACTGCGGTGATTACCCTATCTTGTAGAGATTTGCGAATTTCATCTATATCTAGCACTGGTGCAATCCTTTTATGCGTTACTGCATATTTGTTCTTGCACAGCCCCGCTAGTCATGCAACAACATTTAAGCGGGATTAGAGAGTGCGACCCGCCGCACGGGCCAATGCGCCAAACCAAAGGACTAGAGTATGAGTATCCTTGCGACTGCAAGCAAACCCGCAGACCGCGCCGTTATGGTGACGATTTGCGGAGACAGCGGGATGGGCAAAACCAGCCTTGCCGCGACATTCCCCAAGCCAATTTTCATTCGCGCCGAGGACGGATTGCAGGCAATCCCTGCGGAAAATCGACCTAAAGCCTTGCCACTGGTCACATCCGGCGCGGTATTATGGGAGCAGATAACGGCCTTACTGCAAGAGGATCACGACTACGAAACAGTTGTGATTGACAGCGTGACCGCGCTGGAACGCCTTTTCCTTGCGGACGTTCTGGCCAGTGATCCCAAGGCCAAGTCTATCAACCAATGTTTGGGCGGGTATGGTGCAGGCACATCGGCTGTTGCTGCAATGCACGGACGGGTGCGCAAGGCTTGTGGCTTGCTAAATGAGCGCAAGGGGATGCACGCTGTATTTGTGGCGCACGCAGATGTGCAAACCATGAAGCTGCCGGATCAGGATGATTACATGCGCTATTCTCTGCGCTTGCCTGACAAGAGCTTGCCGCCCTACGTTGATGATGTGGACGTGGTGGCGTTCTTGCGCCAGCAAATGTTTGTTTCCGGTGGCGACGATGAGCGCAAAAAGGCACGCGGCACGGGCGCGCGGGAGTTGGTCTGCAACGTATCGCCCGCCAACGTATCCAAAAACCGCTACAACATCACCGAACCGATGGCCGTAAAAATGGGCGAAAACCCGCTGGCCGACTTCATCCCCGCCCTAAATGGGCATAATGCACCGAAGAAAAAGGAAACAGCACAATGAGTAGCTTTTGGGACTTGAGCGACGGCGAAACCGCAGCAGACACGCCAAAGGAATATGAGGTTCCCGGCGGCAACATGGAGCCAATCCCGAATAACTCGGACGTGCTGGCGGTGATTGATGAAATTAAATGGACCACGAACGGGAATGAAAGCGACCCGCGCGAATACATCAGCGCCCGATGGTCTATTATGGCCCCAGAACAATTCAAAAACCGCAAGGTGTTCCATAAAATTTGGGTTACGGACTTTGACCCAAACGCCAAGGACGAAGCTGCGGCAAACTTGAAGCGCGACAAGAATCGGAAGATGCTAGCCGCTATTGATGCCAATGCTGGCGGGAGGCTGACGAAGAGTGGTGACACGCCGACCAGCGACATGCTGGCGATGCACCTGCGCGACAAACCGATGGTGATCAAATGCATGGTGTGGAGCATGAAGGGCAACGCGGGCGAAATGATGGAAGGGAACTGGGTCTCGGCCGTGTCACCATCTGATAAGCCGCTGCATGTTGGCGAGGCTACTGCTAAAGCAAAGCCGCAGAATGAGGGTGGAAGTGGCCACGGCGGAAAGCTTGACGATTCAGACATTCCGTTCTAGGATAATCAAGCGAGGCTAGACTGGCCAGTTGAAAAGCAGTTCGTCACTGCCTGCCTCGCTTAAATAGACGCCCTTTGACGGAGGTTTTATAATGAAAATTATCACCAGAAAATCAGCTTTAGATTTAGGCTTGAAGCATTATTTTACGGGCAAGCCGTGTCCGCGCGGGCATGTTTGCAATAGGTATACATCAGCTTTTGCGTGCGTTGATTGCTGTGCTGAAAATTCTGCTTTTACAGTCTTTAAGCATGGTGGCCCTAAAAAGCGTCACCACCTTCACTTTTGTGAAATTGCCCGCGCTGCAATGTCATCTAATACACGAAGTGAATTTAAAAATAATTTTCCGTCTGAGTATATGGCTGCCTCAAAAAAAGGTATTTTGAACCGTATTACCCTAAAGATGCCTCCGCCTAAAACCAGAGGCATATGGTCAAAAGACACATGCAAGAATGAGGCGTTAAAATACAAAACCAGATCACTTTTTTGTGAATCATCTTCTGGAGCGTATGAAGCTGCGGCAAGGCTTGGGATTCTAGAATGCGTATGCGCCCACATGAACAGGCCCCTAACAGATGCAGACGTTGTGTATATTTGGGGGCAAGAGTTTCTTGAAAATTTTGTTTGCAAGGTGGGAATAACGTCAAAGAGGCTTGGTGATTGGCGCATTGGATACGTCAATAATAAATCTCCAATATCCTGCGAGTTTTCATACTTTAGAAACGATAAAAACGCAAGAAAAGTAGAGCAAAAAATATTGTCAATTGGGTCTCCGGTAAACGTAGGCAACTTTGACGGAAGCACAGAATTTAGAGTTTTTTCAAAAACACAAATGATGGAGATAAAAATTGAATACTTCAATTCTTGAGCAAAGGTCGGAATCGTGGTTTGAGGCGAGGCGTGGTAGAATAACCGCAAGTCGAGCAGGGGCGTTTCTTGGAGTTTCGCCGTTTATGAAACCGGAGGAAGCGTTTAGGCAATTGGTGCGTGATATACATGGCATTGGGAACGATTATTTTTCCAACGTGGCGACTGAGTATGGCACATTCCACGAGGAAGGCGCGCTGGTCGAGTATCAGATGGAGACGGGTAACACGGTCACGCCGCTGGCGTTTGCGCCTCATGGTGATTGGCTTGGCGCTTCACCGGACGGGCTGATCGAACACGATGGGCTTTTAGAAATAAAATGCCCGTTCGGCCAGCGCAAGAAAAGACCGCCTGAGTTCAAAAGCATCAAAGACCAGCCGCAATATTATGCGCAAATTCAGGTGCAGCTATTTTGCACTGGGCGAGAGTGGTGCCACTTTTTCCAGTGGTCGCCACACGGGACAAATCTAGAATTAGTCACGGCAGACGCAGAGTGGATTGCGGAAAACATGCCTATCCTGCGCGCCGCATGGGAAACCGCCCGCGCTGCCGATCCTGCCGAACACGAAGGGCCAAAGCGCACGGAGATTGACACGCCGGAAGCCGTGCGTCTGGTACGTGAATACGACGAACTGTCGGACGCGATGGATGCCGCCAAGGAAAGGCGCGCCGAGGTTCTGGCCGAAATGGTGCGTATCGGTGGCGGCAAAAGCGCGACAATCGCGGGGCGCAAACTAACGCTGGTCAAGCGGGCCGGGTCTGTGGCCTATGCAAAAGCTCTTGCCGTTGCCGCGCCTGATTTTGATTTGGAGCCGTATCGGGGCAAGGATAGCAATGGGTGGAAGTTCACATGATTTGGGCAACAGTCATAACCGATGCCAGCTATTCGGACCAAGACAACAAAGCGGGGTGGGCCGCATGGATAAACATCGACGGCCTATCCTATCCTATTAAAAAATACGGCTCTTTTTCTAGCGGCGTAAACACTAGCACAGATGCCGAAATAAAAGCGGCCCTTAACGGAATGTGGATAGCGCGAAAATACGGGGCCGACGCGATACTTTTGCAAACTGACTGCATGGCGGTCGTTCATTTAATTGCAGGGCTTACAAAAAAGCCTAAGCGGGTGTCCGACTGGAATTGCAAGATTGAAGCGGCTGGCCTTCTAGGTGTCCCGATACGCGCCAAGCACGTCAAGGGCCACACACAGACAAAAGACGCGCGAAGCTATGTCAACAGGTGGTGCGATACCCACGCAAACAAAGCGAGGCGCGCGCCATGATACCGCGCCCATATCAACAGTCAGCCCACGATGCAGTTATAACTGAAATAAAAAATAGCATTGACCCGTGCTTGATTGACGCTGCACCTGCTGCGGGTAAATCGTTTATCATTGCAATGCTTGCCGAGACGATTCACAAAATGAGCGGTGGAAAGAAAATACTTTGCCTCGCGCCAAGCGCTGAATTGGTTTTGCAGAACTCGGAAAAGTTTGCCATGACTGGCCAGCCATTTTCAATGTTTAGCGCCAGTGCGGGCCGAAAGGATTTGAGGCACAAAGTTGTTTTCGGCACTCCCGGCACTGTAAAAAACCGCATTAGCCGATTCCAAGATGGATATGGAGCAGTCATAATTGATGAGTGCCACGGCACAACCCCGACCATACGGGGCATTATAGATGCAATGCGGGAGGGCAACCCCAACTTGCGCGTGGTGGGCCTGTCTGGCACTCCCTACCGGCTTGGCGATGGATACATATTTAAAATCCAGCCCAACGGAAAGGTGAATGATGCTGGCGTTTGCCGTAACCCGTATTTTACAAAGTGCGTCATACAGGTTTCTGGGCAAGAAATGCTTAGTCAGGGTTACATCACGCCCATGGACATTGGCGCGGCAGATCAGAGCTATGACACTTCTGCGCTTGTATCCAAGGGCGGGAGGTTCACAGATGAAAGCCTGTACCAAACATTTGAGGGGCAAAGCCGTCTGACATCAAACATTGTTTCGTCTGTGGTCGACGTGGCGCGGAACATGTATGGCGGGTGCATGATCTTTGCGGCCACTATTCAGCACGCCATGGAGATAATGGAAAGCCTGCCTCCGAGTAACTCGGGGTTTGTTACGGGGAATGAATCATCTGCAATGGGCGGCGCGTTAACAGGCCGAAAGGCGGTCATTGCATCATACCGCGCACAGAAATTCAAGTTTTTAGTTTCAGTTGGAGCGCTAACCACAGGCTTTGACGTAGAGCATACATCGCTAATCGCCACCCTTAGAAGGTCAGAAAGCGTTGCGCTAATACAGCAAATTTTAGGACGTGCTTGGCGTCTGGATAGTCAAAAACTAAGGTCATTATGGCTGGATTTCGCTGACAATATAAAAACCCACTTCCCCGATGGGGATTTGTTTTCGCCAGTGGTGAAAGCCGGACTTGGCACCGAAGGCACAGGCATGGCCGCTGTGTGCCCTGAGTGCGCATATGAAAACACGTTTTCAGCCAACGTCAAACATCTGGATTATGAGCGTGACGAGGCGGGATATTGCCTCGATCTGGACGGCCAGCAAGTGCAGACGGACTTCGGCCCGCTATCCGCCCACCATGGCAGGCGTTGCTGTGGCATGGTGCAGGTCGGACGTAAGGGCCAGTATGATCGGTGCGGCTATCGCTGGACGTTCAAGGAGTGCCCGCAGTGTGATGCGCCTAACGATATTGCGGCGCGATACTGCATTGAGTGCAAGGGAGAGATAGTTGACCCGAACACAAGGCTGCGTGAGGAATTCGCACGGATCAAGCGCACGCCCACAGAAAAGCAAACGGATGAAGTGATTTCTCTAGACGTGCGGGATGGGGTTTCGCAACGTGGAAACCCTACCGTGCGCGCTGATTTTGTAACGCCATGGCGGTCTTTTTCGGTGTGGTTCAATCCGAACTCACAATACCCGCGCCAGCAAGCCGACTGGGCAACATTCCAGCGGGCAATAGAGGATGGCACGCCCAAAACCGTGACCTATAAAAAAGACGCGGAAACTAAATTCTACAACGTGTTTGCATATAACAAAGAGGCGGACCAAGATGAAGCTATCTGACATCCCCCACAACGTCCTCCTGTTTGGCAACCCCGGGTTTCGCGGCAAGTGCGCGCCGGAAAGCATTGAGCAAGTGACGTTCTTCAACCGCATCCGGCGGGAATACCCCGAAACATGGGGCGCGCTTGCCATCCACGTAAAAAACGAAGGCAAGCGGAGCCGTGGGCAAATGGCGATGGATAAGGCTGAGGGCATGACGCCGGGGGCGTCTGATATCATCATTCCGGCGCGGGTCACGTTTGTTTGTGAGATGAAGCGCCGCGACCACACGAAATGCAAATTCCAGCCCGGTCAATTGCCATACCTAACCGCAGCCGCAGATAGCGGCGCGTTTGCCTGCGTGGCGCTGGGATGCGATGCTGCATGGGAAGCGTTTGGGGAGTGGCTCTATGCCATGGAGTGAAGCCGTGCGCCCGTCTGTGTGGCTTCGGCGCGTGCTGTCCGGCGAGATAGATATGAAAGACGCGCCCGAAGCAATAAGAAGCTGGGCGCGGCTGGCAATTTATCAAGGTGCCAAGGAGGTGCTGGCAATTCACGGCAAAGAAAAAAGGCGGGCAGCGCTTGCGCGGGTGCCTGCCAATATCCGCCCATATATTGAGGCCGAGGTCATAAGGCTTTGGCGGGGTTAATCCCCCGCTATTTCGCCACCGCAAGCCGCATAGCCTGCAATGTCTACCCAGTTGTCTGCATAAGACGGGTTGCCTTTCATGCGCGCCAGCTTCAGTAGGATCATCATTGCCGAAACATCTGCGCACCCGATCTCCTCGCCGAGATATGAGGACCAAAGGTTTGCAATGGATGCAAACGTGTCCTCTGGATTGCCGTGCGTTGCATCACGGTCTACGGTGACGGCTTGCGATGCTGCCGCTAGGATTTCTGCGCGGTTCATTCTATAATCTCACTACAAACGATCATATTCCAAGTTGAAGCGATTTCGTGCATACCAACTGGTGGCATTGTTCCGGCATCACGTCTCGCATTGTTAAACCCGTGTATGTATGCGGGTGAAAGGTTTGATGTTGGGTACGGGCTATCCGGCCTGCGACCGTCTCGGTAGCCTTCGGCACATTCATCTTGAATCCATTCTGGCCCGTCCAGCATGTCGTAGCTTGTTAGCGGCTTCATTCCGTAGCCTCCAGCGCCGCAAGCCCGTCAGGAGTTATTGTCCAGAGCCGTTCGATCATTTGCGGGCGCTCACATGCGCAACGGATATACCCGGCGCGATACAGCTTAGATAGCACGCCGCCTGTCGTGTCGCGGCATGTGTGCCAGTCACCGTCTGACATGCGCGCGAGCGTGGTGCGTTGTTTGGGGGTCATACCTTATCTTTCTTTGCTATTCGCGCGGCCCAGCGTTGCATCGCCTTGCGCACTACTTGTGTGATTGTCACGCCCTGCTGTTTAGCTAGGGCGTGGTAGTGGCGGTGTTCTTCTTCCGTCACTCTGATTTGGAGCCAGTATGTTTTTGTCATGCCCTACCTTATCAATACGTCAATCAATACGCAAGGCGATATTGTGTATTGACGCGGCCATTCGCACGGCGTAGGTTGATTGCAGGAACGGAAACAAAAGGAACAACACAATGACCCAACGATTCACCGCCCCCGCCGATTTTTACATGATTGCAGCCATGCTTGAGCGCACTGGCAAATGGGAATTGATCTCTGACGACATGTTTGACCGCGCGGACGCTGTTAATCTCTACGCGGACTGGATGCCGACACTTGCGCACATGATGGTGCTGCACGTCACTGTTGACGGTCCGTGTGTTGACGTGACCGACGATATTAAACTGGAAGCCATTTCGGGCGCGCAAGATTAGCCCCAACAACAGGGGCCAGCGCCCCGCAAGGAGACTGACAATGAGAATGAGTTCAAACATCCACGGCGCGACAAGCATGGAAGCTGGATCACAGGACGGCACAAGCTGGCTCACGATCAATTCAGATCACGGCCACGTCACTGTTTTCATGCCGTTGCAGGTAGCAGAAGCCACCGCCCGCGCCTTCAATATGATGACGGACGCACACAGGCTGGCGACTGCAATCAACACGGGCGACAGCGAACGGGTGGTAGCATGACGGACGCACAAAAGGAAGCGTGTAAAGCGCATTGGGACAAAGTTCGCGCTGGACTGCACACCCCAGAGCGTCACGTTTTCGGGGTTGATGCAAAGTCCTCAATATCTGGCCACCGACACCGCGCCGCACGTCTTATTGAGCAAGCATCAAGGCACGCAGAGATTGCGAACACCCTTGCCAAAATGGACATGAAGCTATGATCCGCGCATTTATCGGTGACGTTATCGGCGTCACATGCCTGGCCGTTATTTTCGTGGCCCTGCCGTGGATTGTCTACGGGTTATGGGGTGTGCAGTGAGCATCATCCTAGCCCTATGGCGCATCATCCGCCGCCCGAAGCCGCCGCGCCGGAAAATCGACAACTGCATTGAGCACTTGAGCGAGGCCCCGATCTACACCCGCAGGCACCGCGACGAGATAGCTGACCTGCAAAACGACACACATTTAGAGCGGTTGGCACAGATGCGCCGCGAATTGAGGGAGACGAATAATGCAGCCGACCAATGAAGTCACCCGCCAAGCCCGGCGCGACCTGCTGTGTGACCTTGCAATTGCCGCTGTGTGGATTAGCGCTATCCTCGCGGGCGCATGGTACGCAGCGGGCGTTATTGATTTAACCGAACTGCCGAAGGGACACTGATATGACCCAGACAACAAGCCTAGCCGCCGCGCAGGCCCGCATCATCGAACTTGAGGCACAGGTGAAGGCGGCGCGGGATGCGCTGGATGATATAACGGGAGTTGGATTTGATATGCCTGCTACGCTTGAGTTATCAGACGCAGAATGGTCCCGTAGACGCGCCAGCATAATGCAGCAGATAGCCCGTTCTGCCCTGATCCAGCCCACCCCCACAACACCCCGCACTGACGCGGAAATGAAGGATTGAGACGATGAAACCGGACGAACCACAACGATATTTCAAACTGGTCATTTGCATACCAGCCAAGCCGAAAGACACCACCCAATGACCCCCGCACAGACAGACTGGATTACCGCAACCTACACAAACTGGCGCGGTGATACGGCGACCCGCAGGCTTTTGATCGGGGAGGTTCGCTATGGCACTTCAAAATGGCACCCAAAGCCAACATACCTTATCAGTGCTTTTGATTTAGACCATCCCGCGCAGATTTGGAAAGATTATGATCTTTCCGAAATGGACTTCACTCACACAGTCAGGACCAACCACACCGCACAGATAGACGTAGAGCGGGTTGCGCGGGCCATAATGGATCATCGCTTGGGCGCAGGAACCTACGACAATGCGTCATTATGGCAAGGCGCTGACGCTGAAAAAGAAGAAACCCGCAGAGAGGCCCGCACCGCGATAGCCGCCATGCAGACCAGCGTTGCGCAGGCGGCGAAGGTGCTTGGTGACGATCAGACCGCACAAAATAAACTCGTTGAAGGCATTGAGGACGAGTACATAAAAGGCGTTTCCATGGCCACGGCTGTGGGCCGCACTCTCCGCGCTATGATGCAGGGGGTGGAGTAATGGTGCGTCTCATTGCCTTGGTATTTATTTTTGAGCCGTCTGACTTGGCGATGCAATATCCCGAATGTAGCGCCCACGCGCTGGTGTGTTTTCGTGAGGAAGTCGAGCGCACCACAGGGCCAATAGACTATATCGGTGCGTTGCAGGCTGGCCTAGATAGGAACGCACACCATGACCGCTAAATCAGAAACCCCGCCC